GCGGAACATCTTCTCACCATTACCTACCCTTACTAATTTCCCTCTTTAGGGTAGGTGTTTCTTTATTCCACATCCACAGTAAAAACACTGCGGGTAGTAAAAACAGACTACTTACAAATACAGCCAATAAAATCACCGGTGCCATCCTTCATCACGTGGACGTTGAACGGTGGTTCGTGGTACGTGGTCAGATATAATCGTAGTATGTCACATAGATCAAAACAGTTGACGTCGGAAAGTATCTCGACGCCAGCCATCATCTCTTTCGTGACGGATACCAGACTATATAGACCGTCGTTTAATAGTATCAGATCCATCGTTTGTCCTTGTTCCATGATTTAAAATATTTTTTAATCCAGATGCTTTCATATTAATGTCAACACCATAAGATTTCCATGCTTTTTTCATCAGGTTTAACTCTAACAACAGACTAGACCACTGGCCTTGTGCTGCACCATTTACTTTTATTGTTATTATTTTTTCTTTCATAATCACAATGTAGGATTTTATATGATTATGTCAACCTTTCTTTTGATTTTTTTGTTGACGTTTTTCATGTTTATTTCTTGACTTTTTGTGACGCCCTGGTCGTTTTTTAGGTTTATTACGTGGTGCTGTAGATATACCAAATTTAGCTTTCTTTGCCATTATTCGGACCACTCCTTCACAAAGACATCATGATCAGTGGTTTTGCTTATGTGTGGTAGATAAACTATCTTACCATTTACATACTGCTCCAGATCTGTGCCACATGTCAGACATCTGTATATCTGTTTTGTTAATCCAACCAACATCGTGAATTCCTCACACGTTGGACATTTACCATTTACAATTTCTGCTGTGATTTTCATTTTAGATGCAGTTTCTTGATGGATTTCTCACCCATGTAGATCTCCGTTTCTGCCTCGCTACGTATGCATTTGTAAGATATGTTAGGATTGAACTCCCTCTCCGCAATGCGACGGGCGCGGAGACACGCAGCCATGCTTTCCTGGATACGGTGTTCCTTGATCTCTCCGTCCCAGAACATAAGAAGAGCTACCACAACCTCGATCATACTATCTTACCTTTGTTCTCACCCTCTTTGATTACATATTTCTGTGTACCATTCTTACCATGTTCTACAGATTTTTTTAATTCTTTTACATAATTCATCTGTTTAGCCTCTTTGTTTATGTGGGCTATGTAGTCTAAAACTTTTTTAGTGATTCGTCCCGTTGCCATTGTATTTAATATCCCTGTTTGCATCTTTTAATTTTTCAATATCATTCAAAACCTTATCCATCTGTTTTGTTAAGAATTCTATGTTAACCTTGTTTAGAGCCATATCGTCTATATGTTTTGTTATACGATCTAAAGTTTTATAAATATCCTCTAACATCATGTACTGCTCAGAATCTGCGGGCAGTGAACCCATCTGTCCACGAGGCCATTTGATTCTAAACTCTGTATTCTGTTCGACGTCCTGTTCCATTATCTTGATCTTGGTGTCAGCGATGTTCAGACGTTCTACCATCTGGAAGTAGCCCATGGTGCCAAGTGCTACGATAATTATCAGACTAGCAACCGTCTTCATTGGCATCTGCACGGCAGCGGATTCAGATATTGTTAAAGGTTTTTTACTCATTTAATTTTGGTTTTGGTAGCGGGACTATATAATCTTTTGGATCAAGTTTCAATGTCTGTGGTGGCCGTACGAAAAACGCTAGTAAACAGAACAAAATTATCAGTATTGCTGTAAAACGATAGTCCATGACCACCACCTTTTTTCATTACTTAACAATCAAAGCTACTACCAGAATAACAAATATAAGACTTTCGATCTTATGATTGTGCCAGTAATGCATAGCTTTACTTTTTATTTTACTAATCATTTTTTTTCTCCTCTATTTCATAGAAGAACTTGTCGGTATCCTCTGTCCGCCACGCTCTGCTATCTTCAACGTTCCATTCAGATGTCTGCACTTTCCAATCAGGAATATTATCT